AGCTACTTTTGATTCAAATAGAAATTTAATATCTTTAGTCATTGATTGGCACTCCCTTTTTTTTCATTCCGTTGGTTTCAACAGGTTGAGGTTTTCTCTTTTTAGCCTGTTGGGTTAATTTATCGAGCAACTCTTTTAATGTCATTAGGCTTTACCTGCCTGACCTGTTTTGCCAACGCTAGAAGTATTGCCACCGCCACCTGTATCTTGAGATGAAGTGCCGCTAATAGGTCGAGCTTGTTTTGATGTATCTTTTAATTCGTCTGCGCCATCTAGGTTTTGTTTTCCTAAATATTCTCGCGCCTCATTAGGTGTCATTATACCAGCATTTACTCCTGCTACGGCATAATTCATTTGATCTAGCGGTGCGCCCTTAAGAAAATCTTGCGTTTGAAATTCAATGCATAAATTTGGGTAACCTGCAAGCAATGAAGTTTTAAATTTCTGTTGTATGTTAGTAATAATAGGCAACATTGTTGATTTATAAAATTCGTCAAGCATTGTTTGAGTATTATTATATTTGCCTTCTTCAATTCCGATCATTGCAGGTGGCACACCAAACAATCCGCAAATACGCTTCATAGTTTGTTGTTTTAAAGCTCTTGCATCAGCATCTTGAAGTGTTAGCATTTCTAATGGCATATATTTCATGCCGTTATCTAACAACATGCCCTGACCTGGTTTGGATAAATCAGTAGAACGCGATCCTGTAAGAGATGTCCAAGCTTCTTTTAATCTTGCGGCAATTTCTTTAAATTTAGCATCAGGTATAACTTGATCTGTGACAAACATGCCACTAGGTTTAGCGCCATTTAACATAATAAAATTTGCATATAAATCAATATCTTGATCTAGCGATACTAATTCTGTAGCTAAAATACCTTTGTTAAAACCTGCGGAACCTTGCCAAGCCATTTCACTTGCGTGAATAACTTGATAATAATCTAATGGTTCATCTTTGTTAAAACCGTAAGTAGAAGTAGAAAGCCTATAAGTAGGGTATCTAGTAGGTGTAATTTGAGCAGTTATTAAAGTCGAATCTAATAAATACATTTCAATTGGAGTTTGCGTAGAATTTGCTTGATCTTTACGCCATAAAGCAGTAAAAGTTTCTCCGCTGAGGTCATACCACATACTCCATTGATACCAAAATTCATAACATGATTGATAATTGTTTGGATTATTTAATAAATTATAAACTTGCTTTGCTTTTGCTTTATCGCGACCTGAAACATTTGGATCGCTAATTGCATCAACCATTTTGCCATTTTCATCATAAGCCATGATTTTAATAGGTAATTGAGATAATGCTCTAGCTTTTGCATTGACACACGCCATAACAGTAGAGTTACGGGATAGTGTGGACATATCTAATACGCGACCTGCGGTATTAACTGATGATGTCGTTACATATAATAATTGGTTTGAAGATTGGATTCCTTGAGCTTTAACATTGCGTAGAATGTTATTACCAAGGGCTGTTTGACCAAAAAGAGAGTTACTTTCGCTTTTGTTTGTATCAGGTTTTCTTTTGAAAATGTCTAGTATAGCCATGTTTTTCCTTTAAATACTTCTGAATCCGAATGAACTCGAAACGAATGGGTGGTCAAGTGAGCAGTGCATAGCAATAATGAGGGCTATTATACCATCAACTTTAGCTGATTTGTCAGCTTCATTCTTACGAATTTTAATATTTCCGTTTACATCTTCATAAACTTCACAATTTCCTAATTGCCAACCTAGGAATGGATTGCCATTATGTTTTATTTGATTTTGCATTACTAATTTTTCAACATGCTTAGACGGGTTGCTTAATATCGCCATTCCCTGTCCGACTTTTTTTACAGGAATGACGTTGTCGTGTAAACGAGAAATTAAACTCGCGGCGTTATAAGCATCATACCCTACTTCTTTAACATTATAAAGAGATGCCTGTTTAATAATATATTCAGATATTTCTCTATCGTCCATAACATTGCCTTCAGTTATGTGTAATATTTTCGATTCTACAGCTTGGTCAAATATAGAACGATAATGAGATGGAATAAGAGCAAGACCATCTTCGGGCAAGAAAAATTGGAACTCTGCAAAATAATCATTCTCAGAGTAACGCTTTAGCGTGCAGACAGCGTTCAAATCTCGCGTTGCGGCAAGGTCAAAGCCAATAAACACAGCCTCAGGTTCGGGCTTAACTTCGCTTATAGACTTATCCCAGTAATCTCTATCTATCCAAGCAGAGTTAGCAGAAACATAAACATTTAGAGTTTTGCATAAAAATTCATTTAAAGAGGCTGGCTTAAGTCTTGCTTGATCGCATCTCTCTTGAATAGCCGACTGATAAATAGAAATACCATGCATTGGATTAGCTTTTTTCCAAACATTTTCATCGCGCCAGTCATCCGCGGGATCAAGACCATATAAAAGTCCAAACCAGTGAGGATTATCAGGCGCTTCGCCATGAAGCATACTTTCGAACATTTGCATATCTTCATAAAATTTTGTATCTTTTGTGAAGGAAGCGGTAGTTATATAAATGCGTAGTGGATTTTTTCTAGCCACCATGCCCGAAAAAACTACCTCAATAGAATTTCTATCTACAATCTGAGCCGCTTCGTCGATAATGGCACAACTAGCATTTTTTCCGTCACCTGATTTTTTATTGTCCCTAGATAAAGCTCGGAACATGGACTGACTGTCGCCTTTTTTAGAAAGCTGATATTTGCTATTGATAAACCAACTTTGCGCTGTTTTTGGCATGGCTTCCACCATACCTTTAGCGGCATCGAATACAATGGTGGCTTGTTCACGATTGGTTGCTAATGTAAAAACTTCTGCACCAGCCTCGCCATAAATTAATTCATAAAGGGCGATTATAGAAGTTAAAGTTGACTTACCTGCTTTTCTTGGAATATAGACAATGACATCGGTGGTCATTCTTTTGTTCAAATCTTTTTTATGTCTAAACCCATAAATAGCACAGATAAGCATAATCTGAAAAGGTTGAAGGCAAATAGGCTTTCCAGCATCAGGACCTTTAGTATGTTTTAAAACATCTACGAATCTTAAAAAATGACGGACATATTTTTCGTGAAATTCATATTCCCAATGCCTATTGCCCATAAAGTCTAAAAAACGCTGACAAGAAAGATCAACATTTTTACAAACTGCAATATTTCCTTTAGTTACATCTATGGCGTATTGTATGCCATCTTCCCAATTATTCATGTCTTATTTAAAATTGTCAGGACCACCAATTAAATCCCCAAGGTGAACATCGTCGGTTGCATTTCCTGTAAGCCTGCCTCTCGGAGTTAAACCAAGTTCGTTCATTAAAGAAATAATACGCGGCGTTACCTTATCTCTTAAAGAAACATGCGGACTAGGACCAAAAGTTTTACCGCCGTTATATTTTGCGATTACGCCTGAAAGCTTTATACCTTTAACGCATTCAACATAAGTCGTCATGTGGTCGGCTAACATAGCAAGCACATGCTGGTCTTGTTCCGATCCGATACCATATAGGTCGTATAAATATTTAGCGGTTGTTTCTATAAATTTTTCCTGATCCCATTCCTCAGGTTTTTTTAACCAATACGCAACAGGCGTATATTGTTTTAATTTCTCAGGCAAAGTGATTCCCTGATTTTTTCCCTGCGTGCCATGAACGATGTGAAGCTCTGGCGGAAATTTATTCCTTGATTGCATAATTTTTCAACCTTTTTTCTAAAATGAGGGCATAATTCTTTGTTGACCCCCCCCTCTGCAACTTACTTTGCAGAAGATTGTCCCCTCGCCTGCTTGTGTAGCGAACCCCTAAAATTTAAGTTATTCGTTAGTTCTTCTCTCTGTTCGCTTCTTAGCGATAGGGGGTGTCTGTTGGGATTGTAGTCTATTTACTATGAGTTGGGAATAGCCAGCTATATCTAACCAGTGGTCTATATGTGTTGGGTCACCATGTGCTATGCGAGCCATTTTGGTGCATATTAGGTCGATTGCCTCCATCATGTCATCTTCCAGCCATAAATCCTGCTCTAATAAGGCTGATCTGAATACTAGCTTAAGTGACTGAGCTGTGTTGGCTAGCTCTATGTATTTATTTGATGGTGCGTGTGTCTTATCTCTATCTTGTATTATCGTCATGTTATGGTCTCTTATATATTATTATCGTATATATTACTACACCTGCTATAACTACCCACTCTATATAGCCAATAACGCATAGTATATCACAAAGCAAATATTGATCCATCTACCTTGCTCATATATGGTCGCGTTCCTGTCTTGTCTATAATGAGTGCTTGTTTACGGGCTATATATCCTTCAGCATTAGGGATAGATATATGCACCCAACTATCAAACTCTCTAATTACTTGGTCATACTGAATATCACTTTTAACAATTTTTTTAACAACCTGTTCCGGTGTTAATCCATCTATCCTAATATCAGCTGCACATCCTATACAATGTTGAGATGTTGGCTTACTTCCTAACAAAGAATTGACTGTAATACTACGATAAGCGCTATTAATATGAATAGGTTTATCAAATAAAGAACGAACATTCTCAAGTAGCTCGGCAAGTCGAGTAAGATTAGAAATGATATGTTTGTCAGGAGTATTGTCCAAAGAGTGTCTTTTAGCGATATCACTGTAGGATAATTCCTCTAATGTGAAATGTTGACTTAAATTCACTTTTTTAATCCTAAATACATACGCTCACCTATAATAAAACTCATGCAAGCGCCAGTCATGTCTAAAAATACACCAACAACAGCAGCAGGAACATTTGGTGAATATACTACGAAGATAGTTGCAAGTAAGATGAAAGTAACGATAAAGTATCTATAAGCTGCTCTTAGATTAACAATCCATTTACTTGGTTCACCATTAGGCATATCTAATGCCGCTAAAGCTTTAAGCTTTTCTGTTTCTGCTTCGATTAATTGTATGCGCTCTTGCATATTTTGTGGTGTTCCACCTGCGCCACCTGTAAATTTAGCAAATATACCTCTAACTCCATCAGTAAATGCTGGAACTAAAGCTGGCAATATCAAACTTATTAAACTTCCCATTTAAAATTCCTCTATATCAAAATTATACATGTCGCACACTATTTTTGCATACTTTTCAAATTTTTTTCCGTGCTGATCAAAATCTTTGTGTTTATTATACCAAAGCATACAGTGAATCATCTCATGTAACATAGTCTGTGATATTTGATCCCATGTTTCGCAGCTTTTATCTATTTTAATAACTGCTGGATCATTTATAAACCAACCAAATGCTTCACCATCATTAACTACTTGAAATGTTACCTTGTGCGCAGCAGGCATTCTATATTGATTAAAAGGTGGTAAAGATTGAAACGCTTTATATATTTTGCGTAAGTTCTGTTTGGTTAGCAATTTTGTAGCCATAATCAGCATCCGTATATTTAATTATTCCATTACTTGTGTAATGAAAATACACACCTATATTTTCTTCTAATGTTTTATTGGTGTGACATGGACCACATAAACTTTGAAATATATTATTTTTAAATTTAACGCCATCTTGCCTATGTGGAAACACATGGTCAATATGCTGAGCTGAAACAACTTTACCTTCAAGCAAACAAGACGCACATAGCGGATTCTTGCTTAATTGAGAGATTCTTTGCTTTTTCCAATATGCAGTGGAGTAAAGTTTGCTATTTTCCTTACCCTTTTCGGTCATTCCGCCACCATGTTCAGCGCAAAATGTTGAGCGGTAGGTTTTCTGATTTGGGCAACCTAACTCCCTGCATTTGGTGTTCGTAGGAACAGTAGGCATTTTACCAGTAATTTTTAAACGCTTTTAATGGATAAAATACTAAAGTGTTCCTATAACCGCCTTCTTTAAGTGGTATAATCGGCGTCACTCCGTGAACATTTCGCCAAGCAGGATAAACTAACATAGAATTATCCGAGCTATCAACAGTTGCGCCATAATCAGGCACAGTAGTGTTACCACCTTTAGCATTACTTCTTTTTGCAATAATTACATTAACGCAATCTTTAAGGTTCGCACCATCAATATGATAATTAGCAGCGATGTTGAAATTAGAGATGCTAGAAGTAAACAATCTACCAAATCTGAAACGAGGGGGGACATTTTCTTCGATTGCTTTAAGCTGTTTTTCATATACATTTGGCACTAACTCCTTAATAAGTTCCTCAGCTTCATGACAAGCAAGCAACATAGCTTTAATAAATGTTTGAGCAGATTCTACTTCATGAACTCTTGAAATTCTAGGATATGGCATACGCATATGTGGTCTTGGTGCGCAGCTTCCTAAAATAGTACTAAACTGATCTACATGTTTCATGCCTTTTTCTTCAAGCAATTTTTTATAGAACTCACTGTTAGGACCACGGCTCATTATCTCTTTAGGAACTCTATCAGATAAAAGCTCTGCATTAGCGATTTCAGCGAATTGTTTTAATTTTGTAGGCACTTCCTTTAGGTAAAATCCAATCGGCTCACCATCAGCGTAGAAAATGCTATCCTCAGTAACATTTGGTTTTAAATCGCCGCATGTATCGCCAATCTTTATATTATGTTCCTGTAAATCTAAATCGACACGCTTCATTTGATAACCTTTTTATAATGAGCTGCGAATCCTTTTATATCAGACTTAATATCTATACGACCATTTTTGTTTTGAAGTGTGAGGAATGGGTGCCATTCTTTAACCATTTTTATAGCGGCTTCTTCATCTCGTTTAGATTTGTAATCTTCATGCAGTCCGCCAGGGTTAGTTCCAACATTTGGGCAGGCAAACCAGTAATGATTAAATCTTAATATGCCACTACCTCGCTTAATAGTTTGTAAGGCAAAATCTCTATCCTCTTTAAACTTAAATTGCTCTCTATATTTCCAAGTAATAGTTTTAGTATTAATGAGAACGCATACTTCAGCGTATTTTCTATTTATAGAGTAGGAAGTTTTTTCATGCCATGCGTGTTGCGTGTAATTGATACCGACTAATTCAAATGGAAGTTTTGAAGCTTTTTCAAAAATCTCGAACCAAATTTTTGCACCAAGATTGACAGTTTTGCCATTGAAGATTCCGAATCCTGTGACATCATCATCACAAATGATAATCCAATCATGATTGTGTTGTCTTGCGTAGTCCAGCATAAAATTTCGAACATATACGATTCCTTTGTCGTTCTGCTCAATGTTTACTTTGTTAGGAACATCATAAACATCAAACTCTTGAGGCTCGATAAAGTGTATAAACTCTATCCCTGCTTCTTCGAATAATTTATATGTTTTAGTATTTTGTCTTGATTTTGTAGGTATATAACAAATCATAAGCCTTGATCTTTAACCGCTTTCATTTCTCTTTCAAAATATTCCAGCATCATATAACCAACATAAGCATCTTGATCTCGCCAAAATTTAACAGCTAACTGCGCACGCTCGTAATGTTCAGGCTCAAATTCAATTTGAATTGCTTTTCTTACGCCTTTTGCTAAATCATCTAACTGAGAGCCAAGGTCGTGCTGATCTAAAATAGAATAATCAATATCTTTAACTTGAAGCTCAGAAGGATCAAAAGCTAAAACGCTAATATCAAAATCAGCTAACTTTAAATCTTCTATCTCTTGAATAAGTAGTGATTCGTCCCACTCACCATTAAGAGCAATCTTATTGTCTGCAATAATGAATGCTTTCTTTTGGTCATCGCTTAAATCTGAAGCGCTAATCGTTGGCACTTCTTTAATGTTTAGTTTTTTTGCTGCCTCAACTCTGCCATGACCTGCAAGAATATTATCGCCATCAACGATAACAGGGTTTCTAAAACCAAATTCTTTGATAGAGGCGGCTATTTGATCTAATTGAGCATCTGTATGAATGCGACTGTTTTTTTCATACGGAATTAAATCTATTATCTTTTTATATTCTATCTTCATATTTATCCTATTTTAAAAATGTTAATTTATACACTGTTGAATCTAACAAACTCATTAATTCATCTACTTGGTTTTGAATTGAACTGTAATCACCAACAACAGCTCTGTTTTTAGCAAGAAAATCTCTAATTTGATAAACTTCAGTCAGCGCGTCAGATAAAGGCGGATTGTAATTGTTTGGATATTCAACAATTGTCTGATAAGCACCTTGCCATTGTTCAATAATGTTATCGACTAAATCAGGAAGGCTTTCATAATACTTTTGCAAAGCTTTATGTTCTGAATAAGATTTAGATTGTAAATGTAAAATATGACCATTTGTAGCTGCGTGTAATAATTTTAAGAAAAATTCCCCAATAGTAACGCTAGGCGAAACCATGTCAGCTTCTTTTATTGAAAATACTTTTTTCATAATAACTCCTTAAAAAATTATTCTACTACAAAAGCTCTAATGTTTGTTGTAAAAGTTGAGATTCCGTCCCATACTTTTCTTCAAATGTTTTTTGTCCCGCATGAAGCGCCACGCCATGACCGCCATTTTGATGATGCATAGGACATAAAGGGATAGCCAAACTCCAATGGCTACGCATAGCCAATCCAACCCCATGCCGTATGTGATGAATATGTGGAGCTGAATAACCAAACCCAAGATTACGACAAACAATACAACCAAGCTGAGATAATTTTTCATAGTGTTTCTTTTCATCTTTAGTCATTGCCAGCTAAATCCTATTTCCGTAACCGCCCAAGCCTCAATTTTTTCCATATAATCGGTCATTTGTTCAATGCTCAAATTTGTCGTGCTTTTAAGAACCTCAAAGACTTCATCATTGATAATACGCTCTGTCCTTAAAAATTTATATTTCATCATCTTATGTATTTCGTCTTGGCTATAACCAAGGTAATCGCCTATAGCTTTATACATAGCCCATAAACGATCATTTTGCTCGTTTGTTCTCACATCTTTATTTTCAGTAAGAACCACTTTCCATTTTTTTGAGAAGTCTAGAGCCTCTAGCTTCGCCACTAGGAAAGGCAGGTTTTGTTTTGTAATGATCCATTGCATAATCTTTAGCCTCTTGTGATGTATTAAATATTTTTATTTGCGTATTAGGCAAATACCATAATATATATTTTGCGGAATCAGCAATTTTATATTTGGAAATAGAATATCCATTTGATGTTATTGCGTAGTCACCATACTTTTTCCATCTAAATTCTGACATTTCTTGCTGCTATAGCTTCCTTTGCAAAGCGTAGAGAGATATCAGGATAGTTTTTAGGGTTAGCAATTATGCGTTTAGCCCATGCTTTCGGATCGGTAGTTGGTTTAGGCGCTTTTTCAATAGCCTCTAACATTTTCTCTGAGTATTCTTTGCTTTCTTCTTTTGGCATTTTTGGCGGCGCAAGTTTTGTAAACTCAGTAGGCACAGGACATAATCTAATAATGTCTGCTGGTGTAGGTGCAAAGGTAGATTTGCTGGTGTGCGTATCAAAAGCTTTACATATCACCGCAAAATCAAATTGCTTTAGTTTACCAAACCAAATACGCATCATGTCTAATTCAACATTTGGCTCACCATAAATATTCATAACCGAGTTAATCATATTCATAAAATTTCTTTTATCTTGTTCTAACATTCAATTTCCTTTTAAAATGGTGGTTCTTCCGGTATTAAATCAAAAACATTTTCTTTCGGTAACTTTGGTAAAACTTTTATTACATGGTCAGGTTTGTTTTGCACATAACACTCTGCCTCATGTTTTGTTCTAAACCTACGAATAGGTTCACCAAAATCATCAAACACTAAATATCTAAATAAAATTTCCATCAATCCCTTGAGAGAATAAAAACAAAAGCAAATATAAACCACCATAACCAGCTTGCGTCATGGATATACAGGTTATATGCAACTAATAACTCTAACATTAAAGCATCCTTATCAAAATTAAATCGATCATAGTATGAACTCCGATAGCTAAACCAATTATACCGCCAATTATTAAAGTCCAAATTAAAATATCAATTATTTTTTTAATCAGTTTCAAGTTCAAGTTTTTCAGCCCCTAAAAGTTCTTTAGTGTTCCCATCAAAAATTAATATAATATTTTGCTGACTGTCTTTTGATTTGTTTTTTTTACTCATACCCACACGACCATTATTCATAATATGAGCATAACATTTATGAACAATGTTTTTCTTTTTTTCAGTATGAACAATTTTTACTGAAGGTTGAAACATATGCTCAGGAATTTTAAGCTCACCCATTGCTTGTCTTACTGAAAGTTCTAATCCCATTATTTTCTCCTATGATAACAATTCAAAATCTTCTTGCAATTTTTCGTACTTAATTTCCTGCGCTTCAATTTCTTTTGCGGCTAACAGCATAAGAACAGAAGCATCGCGCAGCTTGTGAACTAACACAAGGTCTGTGGACGCTCTGCTCTCATCTGTAAGTTCTGTTGCTTTTTCCCATAATTGCTTTACAAGTTCTGTCATATCTTATCCTCTCTTTTAATAAAAAATGTGATTGTTATATGCTAACTTCACTGTTTTGTTTTTCGCCCAATATGGTTTTATAGATTTAGTATGAAACCATTTAGCGCCTTTTGTTGGATCATCGATCCGACCTTCCAATATTGCTTCAGCTAAAGGCATAAGGTAAGCCAAATCTCTTTTACTAGGCATTCCTTTTTTCTTTAAAAATTCATATTGATAAGGTTGGTTCATTACCGAACAAATATTTTTCGGATAATTTGGATCGGCTTTGCGGTTAATTGCTGTGTAAGCGACAGCAACTTTTCCAATATCTGGCTCACCGCGAGCCTCGCCAAACATAATTGCTGATAAACATAAGATTTCATTTATCATCTTTCCTCCTAGAAAGTTATAGGAACGGGCTGTTCATCTTTCCACCTACCTTGATTTAGGTAAGTAGTAGGATTTGGTATAAACTGCCCACCATTTTTAAACCATTGGTCGCTTTTAATTTGCCAATCCAATGCTTTAAGCACTTCTTCTATATTAGGTCTTGTCTTGTTCCAAGATTCTAATGCTTTATCCCTACCCACTTTTTTAGGGTAAGTATTCCAAAATTGTATAAACTCATCACACTCTAATAACTTGGTTTTTGGTTTATTAGTTATTGGTTTATGGTTTATGGTTATTGGTTTATGGTTTATGGTTTGCATAGCGGTCGGTATGCGTTCGGTATGCGGTTGCATTGCGGTCGCATTACTTTCCTTGCCCCACCTTAGTTTCGCGGCAACAACCGCGCGTTCAGATTTAGTTTGATAAGCTTCAATTTCAATATCGCACCGCTTATGAATATATCCATCTTCAGTTTTAATAAAAAAATCTTCAAGAACACTTTGTATGGCAATCTTTTCATCTTCACTCCTTGCGCTCATTAAGCGATATAGTTTGGTTTCTTCTAGGGGTATTGGTTGTTCTGAGAGGTAATACTGATCTATAAGCTGATGATAAACCCCATGTTCTAACAGTGATAAATGGGTTGTATCCTTTCTGTAATCAGCTATATTGTGCTGGTAATAATGCATAATACTCCTTTTTGTCTTATTGTTACAAAACGAAGTATTGCCCAACTTTCAAAAAAAAGAAAGTTTTTTTATGCTTTAAGGTAATTCTTTATAGTTTCTTTCGCTTCCAAGAAGCCAAAACACACTTGAGCGTCATAACCCATATTTTTAGCTAACTTTTGAAATTCTAACTGATTTTCTTGCGCTTTTCCACCTTTAGCTTTCATTTCTATGAACAAACCACATTTGGGCGATTTTGGGACCATTAAAAACAAATCCGAGACACCTGCCATAACTCCCTCTCGTTTGAGCTTTATAGCCGTCCCTATATTCCTTACACCACCATTTGGAATAGCAAATAAACAACCCCTAATTAAAGGGTATTGAAATCTGAACCATTCTATAAGTGCTACTTGTTCTTTGTGTTCGTCGTTTTTCATCGCTTTTATAAAATATTTATAAAAAAAGTAAAAAAAAGCTTTTCTTTTTCGAAATGTTGGAAGATGATTCGTTTTGTAGTAGATTTTATCTTAACAGGAATTGAAAGGAAACGATATGAGAATAACAGGCGCTTACTGTATAATCGAAACACTTGCAGAGAAAAAAAATATTAATTTCTCTCAAGCCCTCCAATATGTTGCAGAAAATTACAAATCTTGCGACAAATATCAAAAAATTGCATATGACACTTTAGCTAATCCAGCAGTGACGGTGCCTCTATGAAATTATTAACGGCATTATTAATCGCACTTCCAATCGTATCATACGCTGATACGGCAAAGCTTCGATATAACTGGGTGGAAAAAGAATGGCATTATGCCCCCAAAGAAGCCAAACTCAAACTTAACTGGGTCGAAAACAAATACGAGTTCGTAGTCCCTAACTCTAAACTTCAGCGCAATTCTGTAAATAATACTTACGAATATGTTCAAAGTAGTATTGATTCATATAAATCTAGCATAGGAGAGGAATAATGAAAAAAGACTTAATCCAAGGCATTATCTTTGCAACAGCTTTTTGGGCTTATGTGGCTCTTTGGCTTTATGTTGGCTACCCTTATTTAACTAAATTATTTGGATAGGATAAAAAATGACACAAGACAATAAATATAACGGCTGGACTAATTACGCTACTTGGCGCATCAATTTAGAAATGTTTGATGGATTTGATATGTCCGATTATTATCAAACATACATGCTTAAAACTTATGAATTTGGTCAATTTTTAGAAGAATACGCTGATGAAATTTTATCTGCCGATCAAAAAGGTTTGGATAATGAGTGCTTGGCTTTAAGTTATGCAAGAGCTTTTATGGACGAAGTTAATTGGTATGAAATAGCCGATCATATAATTCAAGATTATGAATATGAGTTAAAAGCTTCTGATGAAAATACAAGAGAGGATTATGATGAAACTGTATAAATTTAAAATTGTAATCACTTCCCAAAACACTTACGAGCGGGAAGTTGTTGCTGAAAACGAAGATAAAGCCATTGATATTTTTACTGATTCTATTGACGATAACGATAAAATATCTGAAGAACAATTTGATGTTCAGGATATAGAAAATGTGGGGGAAGCTGATGAAGATACAGAATGACGCCCATGCTTTAAGTGTTGCTTTGATCCTTGCTATCACAGCCAAGGACAATAAAGACGCTGGAAAAGCTTCTAAACTCGCAATAGAAATAGCTAACCGAATGAAGCCCGAAGATGTTGAAAAAGTAAAAGATTTAACTATAAAAGTATTATGCGAATAATGCTTTCTTTTTTTAAATACTTGGAAGATAATTAATTTTGTAGTATTTTTTTAACAGGAATTAAAAGGAATTTATATGAATATATTTTATCTGCACAATAACCCTCGCGACTGCGCTATCATGCATCTTGATAAGCATTGCGTCAAAATGATTCTCGAATATGCACAGCTTCTTTCTACCGCTCATCGTGTTCTTGATGGCGACGATTATGCTAACGCTCGTAAATTGTATAAAAAAACTCACATGAATCACCCGTCTGCTGTATGGGTTCGCAAAAGTTACCATAATTATATCTGGTTGCATAATCTTTTAACATTTTTATGTATTGAATATACATATCGCTATGCAAAAATACATAAAGTTCAGACATCAGGATTGCTAGACGAGCTTTATGCTGTTCCTAAAAATATTGGCACAGATAATTTTACTGAGCCTACGCCAGCTATGCCTGACGATTGCAAAATTAAAAATGACGCTATCGCTTCATATCAAAAATACTACCAATTATACAAAGCTCATATCGCAAAATGGACTGATCGTGACATTCCTTATTGGTTTGATAAAAATGCTTTGCAATTCAACAATTTGGGAGTATGATCTTGAAAAATCAACAACTTAGGAGATATTATGTCTGACCAAGAGAATGTTGCAACAGAGAAAGTCCATATTCAAGCTTTGGTTAATCCCGATACGGACTGGGCTGAAGATATACCGACCCTTCAAGAATTAATTGAAGATCATATTATGTTTCAGTCTAAAAAATTTAGTGATTACTACAAAGAAAACGCAATACAAGAACAAGTAAAAAATATCATCTACGATTCTGAAGATGATAAACTTGGACGCATTAGAGATTTATATGATGCGGAAATAGAAGGGCTTGCACGCTTTATAGCGGAACATCATAAAGATAATAATTTCGCTAGATGGGCATACGAGGAAACAATAAAGCACATTATTTAATTTTAAAAGGAATTTATAAGATATGAAAACATCAGATAGTATAAAAGAAATAGCAACAGCGTTAGTAAAAGCACAAGACGACATTACCTTTGCCGTTAAAGATTCTACCAATCCTCATTTTAAATCTCGTTATGCAGATTTAGGTTCGGTAATTCATGCGATTAAAGAATCTTTAAACAACTTCGGCATAGCTTTCATTCAAACCCCCACAGAATCACAGCCTGGCACTTTAGCATTAACTACCCGTTTAATTCATTCCTCAGGTGAATGGATAGAAGATACAGCTATTTGCCCTTTGCAAAAAAATGACCCTCAGGGATACGGGTCGGCTTTGACTTATTTGCGCCGCTATACTTTGGCGTCAATTACAGGTCTATATCAAGACGATGATGATGGTGAATCTACCCGCATGAATCCTGAAGACTATTTAAAGAAAATTCAGTCAAGCAAAACGATTGAAGAACTTCAAGCTAATTATGCTTCCGTAATTGGTGAAGTTAAAAATAATCAAACAATTTCTAAAGCTGTAATTTCAGAAACTAACAAAATGAAAGCTATCTTAAAAGGGGAATAACATGACGCAACAACAACGCTTAATTAATCACTTTAAAAAATCTAAAACAATCGATCCTTTAAGGGCATGGACTAAACTTGGTATTTATCGTTTAGCGGATTGTGTTTATAATCTACGCAAAAAAGGTTATGCAATCGAAACTACAGATAAAAAAGTTAAAAATACTTTTAACGAAACTTGTATCGTAGCTGAATACAGAATCAGAGGAATGCTATGAACTCATTAATAGAAAAATCTCATAAAATTTATCCCCATTCAGAAAGTATGAGAGTTCAATGGATTGTGCAAACAATTTATCTAAGGCTCAAAAGAAATAACGATATGGAACCAATTAACCAGCACGCAATGGGAAGGTATTTTTATGGACATACAACAAGGAAGTAACGAATGGTTTGAAATGCGCCTCGGTAAAATTACGGCGAGCAGAATTTCTGATCTAATGTCAAAAGTTAAGACAGGTGAGAGCGCTGGTCGTAAAAAATTAAAAAACGAACTCATACGAGAGCGTTTAACGGGCAAACGCATTGAGGGTTATACCAATGCCGCAATGGAAAGAGGAAACGCGTTAGAGCCTCTCGCAAGGGCTTCTTACGAGATTCGCATGGGTTTGTTCGTAGATCAGCTTCCTTTTGTTAATCACCCTGTCATTTCTATGGCAGGTTGTTCACCTGACGGGTTAATTGGTAGCGACGGGCTTATAGAAATTAAATGCCCCAACCCTGAAAACCATTTAGAGCATTTTATTAATGATGGCAAAGATTTAATAAGTCGTTATTATGCTCAAGTTCAATGGCAAATGGCTTGCTGTGGTGTTGATAGAAAATGGTGCGACTTAGTTTCTTTTGATCCTGATATTAGCGATGCATTACAGCTTTTTATTACTAGGGTTTTTAGGGACGAGGAATTTATAAAGCAAGCAGAAACGGAAGTCATGGCATTTAATGACGAAATAGATATAATTGTTCAACAACTTAAAGGAAAAGAAAATGGCAGTTAAATATGATGTAATTGCAGGCGGTGAAAAATATGTCGGCACAGACGGCAAAGAAAGACGCAAGAATATTTATTGCGGTGTAGTTATGGAAAATAAATATGGTGGCTTATCTATAAAATTAGAAACGCTACCTGTTAATTTTGACGGCTGGTTAAACACTAGAGAGCCAAAGCCAAGAGAATCTACGGCTAGAAATAACGAGGCTGCACCAGCAAACTTTGACGACATGGAATCTGATGTTCCATTTTAATAACTAAGGGGGATTCGTCCCCCTTTTTTTAAGGAAAAATATGCCAAGAGCTTATGCACCAGCGAATCAAATAACTACAGATGAAGAATTTTTAAAACTTTGGAAAGAATTAAAGTCACCTAAAAAAATGGCGTTAGCTATCGGCTGTGATCTTACTGCTGTTTACAGACGCAGACGCAGTTTAGAGGCTCGTTACGGACTTGATTTAGTTACTAATAGCGAAACCCCAATGATAGAAAGACATTCGGCTAGAATTAATGTTCCTGTTGAAAATGGTGTAGTTTTAGTATTTTCTGATGCACACTTTTGGAACGACAACCCTTCAACAGCTTACAGAGCTTTAATTAAATCTATTGAAGAATTAAAGCCAAAACTTGTAGTATGTAATGGTGATGCTTTTGATGGCGCTAATATATCTCGTCATGGTCGTATTGGTTTCCTTGAAAATAGACCTGATGTTTATCAAGAATTAGAAGCCTGCAAAACAATGCTAGGCGGCATTGAAGATGCTTGCAAAAAGATTAAACCTAGCCCTATATTGACTTGGACTTTAGGTAATCATGATAGCCGTTTTGAAACTCTGTTAGCGGCGGTAGCCCCGCAGTATGAAAAGATACATGGTTTTCATTTAAAAGACCATTTCCCTGCTTGGAAACCTTGCTGGGCAACATGGGTAAACGATGTATGTATTAAACACAGATGGAAAGGTGGCGTTCATGCTACCCATAACAATACTATGGGCGCTGGCACAAGTATGGTTACAGGACATTTGCACTCTCTTAAAGTCGCTGCTTACACAGACTATACAGGCACTCGTTATGGTGTCGACACTGGAACTCTTGCTGAAATTGACGGCGAACAGTTTGTTCATTATACTGAAGATAATCCAAAAAATTGGCGAAGTGGTTTTGCTGTTCTTACTTTTTGGAAGGGTAAACTTCTACCACCGGAATTAGTGGAAGTTATTGGTGATGGTCTTGTTGCATTTAGGGGTAAAGCTTATGAAATATAGCGAGGCGGGTAAAGGTTCAGTAGCAAGAAAAACAGATAAAGAAAAGTTTGATGATAATTTTGAAAAGATTTTTGGTAAAAAGAAAAAAGAAATCTATTACGATTCAGATGAAACAACTACCTGGGACGAAGATAAAATAGATATTGTTGGATTGAACGGAAATACAGGCGATCATTATATTAAGTGAATTTGAGCCATTTGGCTCAAAGTGGTGAATAGCGTTCCTCAGAAAATCGGTATTCACATATAGGAAAGGGGCTTAAAATGCCCCTTTTTTATTACTTGTTCATTACATACATAGTTACTTCAAAGCCAAAACGCATTTCTGTTGCTGATGGTTTAGTCCACATAGTGTTTCTCCTAATTTACAAAATATACAAAATGTATATTTTAAGAAACAGTTTCCTACTTTTTGCTAAATAAAACCATCAAGAAAATCATTATTTTAATTTAGAACGAAGCCATTCATAAATTCTAATACAATACCAAATTATTGATAAAACTGCCGCAATAGCTGGTAAAAATTTCATCAATGCGCCAAGAGCCGTAACACCTGAAACTGTATCTAATACATGTTTCGTATGATCTTCCATATTCATTTTCATTTCTTTCCACTAATTAATAAGATGCTTTTCAATAGACATATAAAGACTGTTATCGCTGTATATATAAGCAATAGAGCCATCAGATAATAAAATAACCAAATAATGTTTATTATCATCATAATCAGACCCAATGTCTTTGATTGTTTTATTTTGTAGAAAATCGAAGATGTCATCAATGGTTTCATAGGAGTTTTGCATTTAAACTTTCAATCACTATTTCAGGATCAACAAATTTTTTAGCGTCATGCTCTGTATCTTCCCACCATAAAAATTGATTTTCAACTAAATTATTCCTATCTTTCAATAGGTTAATATTTTCAGGATGTCCAAAGATCAGAGGATCAGAAACCGACCACAATACTATACCATATTTTTTCTTATCCCAAGCAAAATGTTGGAAAAAAGAATCACAGCTTATCCATGTTCTGCACTCATTGACAAGCGTTTCAAGCTCTGCTAAAGATAAATTTTTTCTAAAGTCATCAACTAATTGTTCTTCGCCCTCAACACCAATTTGAACAATTGGCTCTTTGATTAGTCTAATAAGTTCTTTCCAGTAAGGATAATTTTTAGGATTGTTTTTGCCATTCATTAGCTTTTTAGAATAAGGGCTAATAATAATCATAGATACATCTTTCTATAAGCATTTTCCAAGCTGTCTTTCCAACCCCATTGATGCATCTTAATATAAACATTCCATTGGTCTATATTGCCAAACAATTCATAAGCTTCAGCAATTGAACGACCTGGCACTATGTCAGGAAAGCAAGTAAATATTTCTGCATTTTTAATTTCAGGTAATACATGAGTAAAGACTATATGATCGCCCATACCGCCTGTCAATACCACA